ATAAAAAAAGAAAAGAAACCCAGCGTCAGTCACGCGCAGGGTCAGGCCATAAAAAACTAGAAGGGTATGACAGCACAACAGACTAAGAAGTACAACGACCTGCTTAACGCATACGAAAAGCGGGCAGACTTGACACCAGGCCAGCAGCAACTGCTGTACACATTGGCTTGCGTTATTATTGAAGAGAAGCACCTGCAGGACTACTGCGACGAGCATGGCACGTGTTACGCAATGACGGCCAAGAGCGGCGACGTCATGAACCGTATGCGCCCAGAGTGGCAGCAGCTCAAGGAGGCGCGTCACCGCAAGCAGATTATTATCACGCGCTTGGAAAATTGGATTGGCGAGGGCAAGGAAGTAGCAGACGAAGCCGACAAATACTTTGGCTGATTACCACTTCGACGACGCAGCAGCCGACCGCGCTGTTGAATTTATCGAGCGCTTTTGCACGCACGTCAAGGGCGAGCTGGGCGGCAAGCCGTTTCTGTTGGAGGCGTGGCAGAAAGACGACATCATCCGCCCGCTGTTTGGCTGGAAGAAAGAGGACGGCACACGCAGATACCGCACCTGCTACGTCGAGATTCCACGCAAGAACGGCAAGAGTAACCTCAGCGCGGCCATCGCATTGTACATGTTGTTTGCAGATGGCGAGCCAGGCGCAGAGGTAATCAGCGCAGCGGGCGACCGTGGACAGGCCAACATTGTGTTCAACATCGCGCAGGAGATGATTAACAACAGCCGCCACCTGCGCAGCAGGGCACGCGTCCTGCGCAACGTAGTGAACTATAAATCCAGCTGGTACAAGTCGATCAGCGCGGAGGCGTACACCAAGCACGGCCTGAACTGCCACGCCGTCATCTTTGACGAATTACACACGCAACCTGACCGCGACCTGTGGGACGTGCTAACTACATCAACAGGCGCAAGGCGCCAGCCTCTTGTTATGGCACTGACTACAGCGGGCCACGACCGCGCCAGCATCTGCTACGAGGTGCACGAGTACGCTGAGAAAGTACGCGACGGCATTATTGAGGACGACAGCTTTTTGCCTGTGCTGTACTGCGCAGACATAGACGACGATTGGACAGCAGAAGAGACGTGGCGCAAGGCAAACCCAGGGTACGGCAGTATTTGCCGCCAGGACTACTTTGAGCAGGCCGTAAAGAATGCAAAGGCTAACCCTAGCATGGTCAACAGTTTCCTACGTTTGCATCTAAACATTTGGACGTCAGCAGAAACGGCCTGGATACCAGACGACATCTGTATGAAGGGCAACAAACCTATACCACATGACAGGCTTCACACACTTCCTTGCTATGGCGGCCTCGATCTTGCATCTACACAAGACCTCACTGCATTCGCGTTACTTTTTGCTGACGTGGAGCACGACTGTTATTATTTGCTTGTGCATCAGTTTGTCAACTCCGAAAAAGCGCACACCAAAAAACTAAGCGCGGGCATTGATTACATCGCCTTTGAGCGCGAAGGTGACATTACCCTGACACCAGGCAACGTCACTGACTACAGGATTGTAAAGGAGTACATCAACGCGCAGTGTGCCAAGTACGACGTGCGCAGCATTGGATACGATCCGCGGTTTAGCACATACATTGTGGCTGAGCTGGAAGCGGACGGCGTGCAAATGTCTCCGATGGCTCAGAACATTACAACCATGAACGGCCCAACAAAGGAATTCGAAATGGCCGCAATGAAGGGCCAGATTATACACGGCGGAAACAGATGCATGCGCTGGCAGATGGGCTGCGCTGTGGTGTACATGGACGTAAACGAAAACAAGCGCGTAACTAAGGAGAAGCAGGAAAACAAGAAAGTTGACGGCGTGATTGCCAGCATTATTGCCATGAACGAATACTGCCACACATTAGGCGAGCAAGACTTCTTTTTTGATGTCTTGGATTTGTAACGTAGATTGCTTATATTCTCGCTTCACCTGTACTGAATGGCCACACTAACAGACCGTCTAAGCGCCTTGTTCCGTTACCGCGTGGGCAAGTTTAACAGCCAGACATTGGAGGCCGAGCTTGGCATTAACCCAATGGTGCGCAGCGGCGTCAACATTACAGAGACCAGCGCCCTGGCCATCTCCACAGTCTATGCCTGCATCAACAAGATTGCAAGCACCATCAGCAGCCTAGACCTGGAGCTGTATGTGCGCGACGGCCGCAACATTGAGGTGGCCAACCAGCACCCTGCCTACGACCTGATTACATCAGCGCCTAACGAACACCAAAACGCATTTGACTTTTGGGAGACGTTGATGAGCAGCGCGCTAATGTACGGCTGCGGCTATGCCATTATTGAGCGCAACACACGAGGCTATGCAGAGCGCCTTGTGCCTGTCAGCTACTACGACGTAGACATTAAAGACGTGGACGGCGAGCGCGTGTACGTTATCCGCGACTACGGCGCTGTAACGCAAGACAACATGCTTGAAATTTCTTGCATGAACAAGATGAGCCCGATTCGTTTGCACCGCGAAAACATGGGCTTGGCCAAGGCTGCGCAGGACTTTGGCAGCGAGTACTTTGGGCAGAAAGGCCAAATGACTGGCGTGCTGGCATCTGATCAGCCACTGCGCAAAGAGCAGATGGACGTAATACAGAACAGCTGGAACCAGAGTGCCATGAACGCAGGCACCAAGCTGCTGCCTTTTGGCTTTAAGTATCAGCGCATCACCATCACACCAGATGAGGCGCAGTTTATCGAGACGCGCAAATTTCAGGCCGAGGAGATTTGCCGCATCTACAGCGTGCCCACCTCCCTGGTGCAGCTGCCTTCGCAGTCTACGTTTAACAACGTGGAGCAGCAAAACCTGCAGTTTGCACGTCACACGATTGCACCGTGGGCGAAACGCATTGAACAGGAGATTAACCGCAAGCTGATTCAGTCATTCGAGCGGCCAGAGCTGTACAGCAGGTTCAACATGAATGACCTGTACCGCGGCGACCTTGCCACGCGCACCAACTTCTATCAGCAGATGCTGTCTAGTGGAGTCGTCAGTATCAACGAGGTCAGGGCACGTGAGCAGATGAATCCTGTGGAGGGCGGCGACGTGCACACAGTGCAAATCAACCAAATCGCGCTTGATCGCCTTGGCGAGTACAGCGACAAAGTTTCAAACGATGGAGGACAACCAACAGTATAAAGACGCTGAGAAGCGGACTATGGGCACTATTGAGGTGCGCGAGGCCGACAGCGACGACATGGTGCTAGAAGGCTATGCCGCTGTTTTTAACAGCGAAACAGACCTTGGGCACTTCCGTGAGGTAATTAAGCCAGGCGCATTTGATGACGTAATGACCAACGACGTGCGCGCGCTGATTAACCACGACCCAAATTTAATCCTCGGACGTACCGAGAATGGCACACTGGAGCTCAGCACAGATGAGCGCGGGCTGAAGTACCGCGTCAAGCTGGGCGCGCAACAGTATGCCAAAGACTTCTACGAGAGCGTAAAACGCGGTGACATCAGCCAGAGCAGCTTTGCCTTTACAATCAAAGACCAGAGCTGGAATGAAGAGCGCACCGTGCGCAGCGTAGATAAGGTGCGGCAGTTGTTGGACGTGTCACCTGTGACCTATCCAGCATACGCAGCCGCCACGGTGCAGGCGCGTGACCAACAGCTTGAGCTAGACGAAGCCATTGCAGTAGCAGAGGCCGACACAGATACAACAGTTATTGAAAAACAAACATTTGAACCTATGAATCTCAACGAGATGAAGGCGACACGCGGCAAGCACGCAGATCGCTTTGAAGAGTTGGTGAATGTCGCAGAAACTGAAAACCGCGACTGGACCAACAACGAACAGGAAGAGGCTGACCTTTGCAAGCGCGAGGTCGAGCGCCTCGACGGAAAGATTGACCGCCGCCAGGCACACGAAGACATGATTGCACGTCAGGCCCAGATGGGTGGCACGTCAGTGTCTGAGGCCAAGGAGGTCAACAAAATCAATCGCTCTTTCAGCCTCAGCCGCGCTGTGCAAGCTGCCAGCTTTGGCAAGGCACTCGAAGGCGCAGAAGCTGAGTGGAGCCAGGAGGCGGCCAAGGAGTACCAGATGCGCGGCTTGCAGATGAGCGGCCAAATTGGTATTCCAGCTTCAGCATTGTACCGTGCTGGTGGTGCTGACGACTTCCAGGCTGACAGCGGTGACGGCTCAGGCTTTGTTGCCACTTCCGTTCCTGGTGTCATTGACGCTTTGCGCACACCTACTATGGCCGAGCGCGTCGGAGTCACTACCATCAACAACGCTACTGGTAACTTGAAGTTCCCACGCGTTTCTGCCAAGGCTGCAGG